AAGGGCAGTGAAGTAGAAGCTAAGTTATATAACATGCTTAGTAGTAACATAGACAACCACACAAAAATAATAGACTTATACAGGCAAGAAATTATTTCAGATATAGCTTGACATTGTCAAAGAGTGTGGTAGTATAGAGTCGTAGTAACAAAGGAGCTAACATGGACAATCTACACGAGATACCAGCCGATGTATTGGCTGAAACATACATAAAGATAAGGGACAAACGTGCCGAGTTAAAAGAGCAGTTTGAGTCTCAAGATGCAGCATTAAAAGAGCAACAAGATTTATTAGCAGAAGAAATGCTAGAGGTATGTTACGAAAACAATGCCGACAGCATCAAGACACCAGCAGGGACAATCATTCGTAAAGTGGATACACGGTACTGGACGACTGATTGGGATTCTATGTATCAGTTTATACAAGAAAATGATGCATACCCCCTGCTCGAGAAAAGGTTACATCAAACTAACCTTAAGCAGTTTCTCGAAGAGAATCCCGAACTGTTACCTGCTGGTTTGCAAGCAGACAGAAAATACACCGTGGTCGTTAGAAGGAGCAAATCATGAGCAACATTTCTATTTTTAAACAAGATTCATCCCCTGTAGCTGGTCGTGAGGTCAGTGAGTTATCCAAGTCACTAGCTGGTGCAAATAGTAATACTTCCCGCCGTATCACTATGGCTAAGGGTGTATTCCGCCGTATCGTAAATGGTAAAGAAGCAGGTAAGATTAAAGACGGTCACATGAACGTCATTGTTATCAATGCGCTACCTAAAGTATCCCGCCAGTTCTATGCGTCTTCCTTTGACCCTGATGCGGCTCCTACCCTGCCTGATTGCTGGTCAAACCTAGGCGATGTACCTGACCCTAAAGCGGCTAATGCACAAGCAGCAAACTGCGCTAGTTGCCCACAGAACATTGATGGTTCAGGCACAGGCGGTAAAGGTCGTGCATGTCGTTTTAATCGTCGTGTAGCGGTATTGCTTGAAGGCGATATGAGTGGCGATGTATATCAGTTCAATATCCCAGCCAAGTCTTTGTTTGGTAAGGGTGTTGGCAATACCCACCCATTTGAAAGCTACATCAAGTTCTTGCCAGCTAACGGCGAGAGCATTGACCGAATCATTACTCAGATTTCTTTTGATGAGAATGAGACTGCTGACGTACTAAAGTTCACCCCTGTTCGTCATTTAACTGATGAAGAGATTGATGTTGTAGAAGGTGCACAACAAAGTGCCGATAGCAAACGAGTTATTCAGTTAACCGTAGCTCAGCAAGATGGTGTTGTTAAGTTACCCCCAGCAGCTAAAGCTCCAGCCCCAGTATTTAAAGAAGAGGTTGAAGTTGAGGAAGTACAGGAGCCTGTTAAACGTGCCTCTAAGAAAGCAGAAGCGCCCACTGCCACACCTAAAGCTGCACTGGCTGATGTAATTAGCGCTTGGAGTGATAACTAAAGTGAGCTTAGGATACAGCGCCCATACTATTTTGCTAAACAAAAAAGCAGATGTGAATAGGCTCGGTGTAGCTCTTGGTAGGACTGCTATAAAAAAAGGTGTATCAGTAGTCGATATTTCACAGTATTTAGGTGTTAGTCGGCAAACTGTATATAACTGGTTCGTAGGGGCATACGACCCTAAAGCAGACCAAGCCAAGAATATTGCCAAACTACTAGCTAGACTTAAGTAAACTGTAAGACCGTGGAAACGGAGGGGGGAGTAGTCCCCCCATTTTTAACAAAACGAGAACAAATATGACTAACATTGATCTATTAAACAGGGTGCTTGCCGAAGATGGCTGGTACGCTGTGCTTGGGATCAAAGGTAAGTCCGTAATACAAAAGCTTGTTCAAACACGTGAAGAAGTAATTGAGACCTCTGAGGAATTCGTAGCACAAAAAAGAGATGTTTACTTCGGTTGCTCTAAGTTCGAGACCAGCGATAACCGCACCAAAGATAACGTAAAGGTAATTAAAGCATTTTGGATTGACCTTGACTGCGGAGTATCTAAAGCGGAGATTAATGAAAAGACTGGCAGACCCGATGGCTATATTGACCAAGCAACAGCCTTACAAGAATTTAAAAAGTTCTGTCAGACTATCGGACTCCCCAAGCCAATCTTAGTAAATTCGGGCAGAGGCATACACGCTTACTGGCCTCTTAGTGCACCCGTAACTCGTGCTGAGTGGGAACCAGTAGCTAATCGTTTGAACGAGTTGTGTGTTATACAAAAGTTATATGTAGATGCTTCTGTGTTTGAAGCGGCTCGTGTGCTTAGGATTCCCGGCACGTTTAACTTTAAGGATGAACCACCTAAGCCAGTAGAAGTAATTGACATCAGCGCGAACGATGTTGAGTACGAAGATATAAAAAATATCCTAGGTGTATCAGAGAAAGCCTTCCAGCCCAAAGTAACCCAAGAGCTATCTGAGTTACAAAAAGCTATGGCTGCCAATACTACGTTTAAGTTTGGCAAAATCATGATGCGTAGTGCAAAGGGTGAAGGATGCGCCCAGTTGTTACACTGCTATCAAAATCAAGATTCAATTAGTGAGCCTCTATGGTTTAGCGCCCTTTCAATTGCACACCGTTGCACAGACAGGGAAACTGCAATCCACAAGATTTCAGACCAGCACTCAGACTACTCACCTGAGGATACCGAAGCTAAGGCAAGTCACACAGAGTTTGCCCATACATGCTCAACATTTGAGAAACATAACCCAGGTGGGTGCGAAGGTTGCCCTTGGAAAGGACGCATAAAGTCCCCAATTAACTTGGGTAGGGAAGTAGTTAAGGCGGAAGATACTGAAGTAGAAGAAGAATCCGAAGGGGTTATGAGTCTTTCTATACCCTCATACCCAAACCCGTACTTCCGTGGCGGTAATGGTGGTGTGTACATCCAGTCGCAAGAGGAAGAAGAGGAAGCTAAGTGCGTGTACGAGCATGACTTGTACGTAGTTAAGCGCATGAAAGACCCAGACCCTGAGATTGGAGAAGTAGTATTGATGCGAGTGCATCTACCCGCCGATGGAATACGTGACTTTATTATCCCGCTGGCTATCGTTGGTTCTAAGGATAGGTTAAGAGAAGCACTGGCTACCAACGGAGTGCTAGGTTACAAAAAACAAAACGATCTAATAACGCATTACGTGATGACATTTGTCAAAACGCTGCAATACAAAAAGAAAGCAGAACTTATGAGAACACAATTTGGATGGGCTGATAAGAACAGTAAGTTCATTATTGGCGACAGAGAAGTTAGCAAGGATGGCATCTTCCATAGCCCCCCTTCGGCAGCTACCAAGCAGTTTGCGGATCATATGCACCCTATGGGCACATTAGAGAAGTGGAAAGAGGTCTTTAACCTTTACTCAGCTCCAGGGCTAGAACCCCATGCGTTCGCTGCTCTTACAGCGTTTGGGGCCCCTCTCTTAAAGTTTACTGGGCATAGCGGAGCAATCATAAACCTCATCCACAAGGAGTCAGGTACAGGTAAGTCGACAGCGTTGTATATGTGCAACAGCGTATATGGGCACCCCGACAAGCTAGCCGCTATTTGGAAAGACACCCTAGCCGCCAAGATGATTCACTTGGGGGTGATGAATAACCTACCGTTTACTGTGGATGAGATAACCAATATTAGCCCTGCGGACTTCTCAACCCTAGCCTATAGCATGTCCCAAGGACGTGGTGCAAACCGTTCCAAGTCCAGCGCTAACGAGCTTCGTACCAACACTACCACTTGGCAAACCATGTCTCTAGCCAGTTCTAACGCTAGCTTCTATGAAAAACTAGGGGTGCACAAGAACAGCCCGGACGGCGAGATGATGCGCCTATTAGAGTATCGGATACATCCAACCAATATTATCCCTGCCCAAGTAGCCAAGCAGATGTTCGACCATCAGCTAAAGGAGAACTACGGGCATGCAGGGGATATTTACTGCTCCTACCTAGTTAACGAACTGGAAGAAGCTATTGGCGGAGTACGTGCAGTCCAAGCCCGTATTGACCAAGAAATGAAGCTGACTAATCGTGAGCGCTTTTGGTCTGCCCTTATAGCTTGCAACCTTACAGGCGGCATCATTGCACGTAACCTTGGTCTAATTAACTATGACATGAAGGCTATATACAACTGGGCAATGACCATGTTGACCGAAGTACGTCAGGAGATTGCACCACCTACTAACAACGCTGGGTCTGTGATTGGTGACTTTATGAACCGCCATATGCGTAGCATGTTGGTAGTAAATGATGAGGTAGATAAGCGTACCAAGATGCACTCTGTACCGCTACAAGAACCCTATAGCAATGAGTTGGTAATGCGTTACGAGCCTGACACTAAAAAGTTATTCATCGTAGCCTCAGCATTTAAAGCGTACTGCGTTGAGTTCCAAGTAGGTTACAGAGATACGCTAACTGAACTGGGTAAGAACGGCTCGTATGTAAAAGCTGGGAACAAGCGTATGTCTAAGGGTATGAAGATTACGTCGCCAGGAGTGCATGCACTTGAGTTTGATTGCACCATCCCTGATTTCATTGACATCGAAGGCATCGTAGAAGCGGCTAAAGAAAATGCTAATAGAGAAGATAAGCTACAAGGTTAATTGGAGAAACTTCAAGCAGGGGTACTCGTTCTTTATTCCTTGCTTGGATACATCCGCAGCTGAAGATGAATTGCTACGTGTTACAAAAAGATTAAAGATGGAAGTCTTTATAAAAATCTCAGTTGAAGAGGGGATAAAAGGTTTACGGGTGTGGAGAATTTAATCTATACTGCGCACATGCAGTTTCTCGTCTGCATGTCCTCGGAAGAAGCTCCTTCCACACCTTCAGCCCCCGCCTAGTGCGGGGGTTTTTTACTTCTTAGGTAGCTGATCTAGCAGCATATATGCCCTTGCACGTAGCTTGTCATTGGTAACTACTACACCGTTAATTGCTTCGGCACGGGCTATCTCTGCGTTTTCAATAGCCGTAATGATGGAATCAACATCAGGGTCAAGGTCAGGATTGGCAATAGCAAACTTAACAAAGTTCTCAATCTCTTTATCAAGCTTGTTGTAGTTACCTTGCAGTGAAGCATTCTTAATCTGCTTCATTATCTCTGAGTACTTGTCAGTGGTTTCTCTTAGCTGCTCGATAACTTTAAAGTTCTTGTCCTGTTGTATAGCAAGCTCAGTTGGATTAAACCCTAATGATTTCCAGAAACGTGTAGCAACAGTAACTTCATCTTTGTTATACAGTTCAGCCTTCTGAGTCTTGCTAAGAATACCTTCTTCGCCCCAACGGGTTTGAGCAACCATGCCTTTAAACAGAGCAGGTACTATTTTCTCTACCGCTTGGGATACGTTTCCATTGTTCCAGTCTTCGTATGCTTTTATAAAGTTCTCAACCATAGCGGCAGATGGACCAAGCATACCGACAATCTGATTTCTAAAGTCAGTAATTAAAGACTTATCGTTTTGTGTATCACGGAACCAAAGGTTATCTAAGGAAGTGCTAGAACCAATATCTAAGTTACTTAGTGCCGAGATTGGACCTTTTTGGATAATCTTAGCCATGTCATCACCAAAATACTTAGGTAGGAATACATAGCGGAACCAGTAGTCTAGGTCACGTTCATCAACAGGGATTGGGTCATCCTCGTCTTGCAGTGCATTACGTATACCTTGGATTGTGCCAATGATTGCGCTATATAAAGGCATACCAACAATACCAGCAAACATACCAGTCATTATTAGTGTGCCAAAGAACTGCGTACCAGCCTCGTTTAAGTCTTTTAATGCCTGTGCGCGTTCTACTGGATCATTAATGTTCTTAGCTGCTCTGTACATACCCTTCCAAATACCATAGAAGTTGCGTACTAAATAGGCAGTAACCTGTTGTGGGAACAACTTAAACTGTAATACGATACGTGCACCCCATGGACGCATAACCCGAGGGCGATTGAACTTAGTGTAGTTAAACATTGAGTCGTAAGTATTCTTAACCGACTCATCAACCGCACGATTAAACGCATCCCCGTTAACACCCGGTGCCAAACCTTCTTTGACTGCTTTGTTATACGCAAGTTCAAAGGAAGCCATGTACATAATTTCACGGTTTAGACGCTCAGAATGGTGGAACATTGCACCCATTGCGTTAATAGCACCACGGTAGAAACGGCTTGCGCCCCCCGTAAACTTAGTACTAGGTGTTTTAGCGAGGGCCAGTAAATCGTATGTACGAGTAATTTCAGTAATGCCACGCTCAGCAGCTTCATCAAAAGCAGCTTGTAACACAGGGTTGTTTCTTACATGTTTAGAAAACCCGATTGAGACAGGAGTAAAAGTGCCATCATCCTTAAACAAACTAGTGTGGTTCCATACTTTTCCGTAGCTGGCAAATGTTCTAGCCGCAGCAATATTGCCGTAACGTGATGCAAGTACAGGCATACCAAAGATAGGAATAGCAGTTAAGTTGGCTAACGCAGACTTGGGCGAAGTCAAGAACATAATAAATGCCGCATGTCCCACACCATTAGCAAAGCGTTGTGCAAACTCATCTTCAATTGTTGGATTAACTTCGTCTTTAATACGCTTACGAATCTCACGAGTAAAGATTTCAAGACGTTCTTTATCTGGGTTGCCTACTAAAGCGTCGTCCGCCGCATCAATCTCTTGATTAATCTCAGGTGCGTACTTAAGAGTAGATAGCTGACCAGCGGTTGCATAGCCTGACTTTACAAAGTTGCGAAGGGCATCTCCAGAGAAACCAGCCGTGCCCTTACGATGTACAAATTGTGTTCTAAAGCTCTGCTCTGGCATGGTAAGCAAGTACATCTGGTACACAGCGTCTTTAAGTACTTCCTTATCTGTAATACCAGCTGTATCAATAGTCTCAAATATGCTAGTAAGCAGCTTGCTATTCTCAGTGCTTAGCTCACGTAACTTAGCTATGTCATCACCAGAATCTAAATCCAAGTCAGCACGTAGGGTAGCTTCGTCACGGGTTTCGCCCTCAGCTTTCATCTGACGTAGGCGCTTCTTAATAAAGTTATTGCGCTGGAACTCGCTCTCAAACATGTAGAACTCACGGTTAGGACCTTTGCCTATGCTTGTCCAATACTGTCCGTAACGCATTAAGGGGAAGTACACATCAATCATTTTGCTGCCTTCGTAGCTAGCACGAATAGCAGTCATCAACTTACCTTTGGGGGTAGAAGCATCATTAATATCGCCAGGGAGCTTAAGGTTAGCGATGCGATCATCTAGGATTGCACGATGCAAATCAAAGATATTCTTGTAGTGCTTCTTGACGCTAGCGTAAATGTCTTGACCTTCGCCCTTGCCAGTAGTACCAAGCCTATCCCAAATCCTGTATGCCAACTGGATGCGTTTAGTACGGGTAGTAATCTGCCCTTTGATAGATGGCTTACTTGTAGGAGCAGCTTGGGCAAGCTTTTGATTTAGCTCAGCCAACACCTTGTCGTTCTTAATAGCATCGGCTACTGTCTTATGAGCAGTAGGGTCTACATCCGTAAGTGTGGTGTAGTGCATCAAACGGGCTAAGTCTTTGGCGCCTTTGGAATACTTCTTAGCAAAAGCTAACCATGGGTCAGACAGCTCTTGTACTCTAGCCAGCATCTTACTGCGCATTACAGACATCTTTTCTGTAAAACGAGTAACTTGAGACAAATGAGGAATCTTATCCCCTACCCAGTCCACAATCTGCATTGTGGTTAAAACAGGCATCAACGCTTTGATAGACTTGCTATCTAAAGTTTTAAGGGAAGTTCTAAATAAGTCTCTAGCCTGATCCCAAGAGCGCAACTGAATAAGCTCGCCTAACAGACCACCAACTTCATCGGAGAACTCCCCTCTTTGTATCCTTTGTAGGATGCGGTCTACCTTGTTCTTTTTAGCAAGCGCCGACTCAGGCAGCCCTACGTTTGCGTTTTGCTCTATTGGCTTAGCACGAAGTACTTTATCCGAAATAATAATTAGGTCTTGGAGGGCAGAAGAGTAGCCTTCTTCCATGCCAAACATCTTGCGAATAGACTGAACAAACTGGGTAAGACCATCTCTTATACGTATTACAGTAGTCTTTTCCCCGTATTCACGTCCCGGTACAACACGTAAAAACTCTTGGAACGCAGGGTGAGTCATGCCGTATGCAACAAACTCAGCAGGGTCATCAAACGCATCACTATTAGAGAACACACCAGCAATCTTAATTAGACGCAGTTGGGCTGGGTCTGTAATCAAGCCACGGTCTTGCGCTACTTTTAAAGCTGCATAGAACTCTTTGGAACGACGCATTACATCAATCAGGTCGTCAACTGCCTCTTTTAAGCTAGGGTCAACTTTATCCCCACGCTTCTTAGCCTTGAGGTAGTTCTTAATACGCATAAGGGTTGCACCGTGCAAAGCCTCATGTAAGAACACAGTATTGTTAATACCCCCATCAGACGACAGATAGATAACACGTTCGTTACCTACTTCGTAATACATACCAGCAGCGCCAGCAAATCTATCTCTGCGGTCAGCAGGTACTTCGTTAATGTTGTCCACTACAACAATCTTTACACCCTTAAGGAAAGGCATCAAACGTCTAGCCAACAACTGTTCAAATGCGTTACCTTTCTTAGAGATCCAGCTAAGTGCAGCGGTAGCCGAGTTCCATTCTGTGTACTTAATGTTGTCGTAGCCGTCAGTAGAATCTTTAATTACAGACTCTTGTGCACTTAAAAGAACATCGGAACGGGCTGTGCTTTCTGACTTTTTCTTAGCTTCTACACGGTTTTTAGCCAGTTCAACTTGGTCTGCAGGTAGTGCATCCAAAGCCGCTTTAGCGTTTTTACCAGCAGTATTAGCACGTTGGGGGCCAATAGATATGCGATATAAGTCTTCAACTGCCTGACGCTGAGCTTCTTGAAACTCATTAAACGCTGTAGTAGCTGTGTCTAAATCTTCGTATGCGCTAGGGTCAAATGTGTCCGCAATAACGTTTTGTAACTTAGTTACCTGACGTGCAGTATCTCTAGCAGTTGCAGCTTGTTGCCTACGTAGATCTGCTTTTTGTGCGGCTACTTCCGGTGTAACTTCTGCTTTTTTTCTACCAGCTTTACCTTTAGTAACTGCTGGAGTTGTGACTGCTCCTAATTCATTGACTGCTTGTTCAGCGTTTTCTGTTAATGTTCTCCACTCGGGGTTATTAACAATCTCTGGGTCTTTTGGGTCTAGCCCTAAGTGTTTAGCTACTGCATCAAGATATCTTCTACTCGCTAAGGTAGCAGTACGTTTATTAGGTCCTGTGCCAGATATAGATACTTGTTTATCCGCTTCTCTAGCTTTTTGTGCAAGGTCTACTATGTTTTTAGGTACTAGTGTACCGAGCTCAGTTCCTTTTCCGCTTCCAGTAGTAGCAATAGTCTGGCTAGCTGCTGCCAAGTCTCGTCGTCCAGATGCATCAACTCCTGCGATGGTATTAAGTTGTTCGCCAGACACTGAAACGCTTGGTTGACCTGCTCCTCCGATAATTCCATCAGCATATCCTGCCTCCCTTATAGCTTGGTTCGCCAACATTAATGCAGAATCACGATTCATCCCTTCTGATTCATATTGGGCTACTAATTTTCCTAAATTCTCTGGCTTAGGTTCAATCTCAACTGCCTCACCCTTGGGTGAAGAAAACATCTCTGAAACCTTAGCTTTAAAGTCATCAACTAAGTTACTTAACCTAGTACCCTCAGGGTTGCCATCACCCAAGTCACCGCCAAGAATGTTATTAACAAACCTTTCTTCTGCACTACCAGCCGCATCTTCTTTAGTAAATACAAAGCCTTTATCCCGTAGGATGTCGGACATTGCGTTCTTGTAGGCTTGGTCTTCGTTATTGGCAATGGCTTGTTGCTGGACTTGCTGTA